AGGCCCTGCCCCTTTTCCCTTCCCTTGTGTTTCGCCTTGTCGTGGCGGGAAGGCCCAACGGGAAACCGTTGCCAAGAAACACCGTTCATTGAAATAGCTTTGACAGAATCCACCGACGGCCCCTTTTCGGCCCGTTGCCTAGCATCCCCGTTCGCGGGCGAGTGTAGGGAGATTGACACCCTTTAACGGCAACTTGGTAATAACGGGAAAGAATCGCCACGGTGGAGGAATAAAGCGCGGATTGTAGCGCGGTTGCCTTGGCTTGGCCTTGGCCGCTCTGTTGATTTGCAAACCTTTCCCGTGTGGGCCGTCACTATTGTGCCGGGAAGCTTCACACGATACCGGGGAAGCCTAGCAAGTTGGCTGTAATTACTTCAAACGCTTGCGCTCTCCGCCATTGGCTTTGCCTTTGTTCACTTGTCACCGATGAAACGAGGCCCGGACGGGTTGCGCGTGGATTGTGTCTTGCGCCGATTGTGATTTGAAATTTTCAGACTGCAAACGGTGGCAGTAGAGCTATGCCTTTGCCCGTCTCAGATTTTTAGCGGCTATTGAAAAGATAGTCAGCATCAGAAAGGTCACGCAAGAATTGTCGGTTCTTTTCAGGATCAGCGATTGAGCGGGATGGGTACTCGAAGTGGGAAAGTTTAGCAGACCCACGATGCTCGCCGTATAAACCAGCATAGGACATAAGTCGGCGGGACACTTGACCAAAGGATGGTTACTTGAGAAGCAGATCAGCTTACGCAAGAACTGTATCGATAGCCTGGCGGGTCGTAAATTTCGCCAAGGGATACAATATTGCAAGCAAGTCACTTGTACCCTACCGAGCCAAGGTCACGAAGAGTGAGACGCAACAGGTAGATTGTAGCCTCACCAAATCCAGTCATTCCCAAGTAGATTTACACGCGAGAATTGTGTCTACTGGGGTAATGTAGGCTGGTGATACCTTACGGGTATTCAAATACGCAACCACGGCCCATGTCAGAGATGGGTTTGTGGCTTCCCTCACATTGTGCTTGCCTTGACGAGGCGTGAGGGCCTGAATCCGCACAGAGTGGATCACTAAAAGGACAGGAAAGGATAAGCTATGTATCATATGGATATAAGCCCCCAGAAAGCAGGGGCAATCATGCGAAAGATGAGGCTGGCCAACAGGAGTGAACACCCTAATGGCACAGACCTACGGACGGAAGGGGTAGAGGTTATGCTCAGTACAGGAGCCAAGCTCTATTACAATGAAGGCAAGGGGTATCACATTAGTGGATACACGCCGAGTGGCAGCGATGTGTCCCCATACAGGGGGAGCGAGGAGATGCACAAGCTATGAACACCGATAAGAAAACCGAAGAGGAATCGTTCATCCACCCTGTATTGGGCGAAGTGTTTGGGTACAGCAACATTGAGGAGTTCGATGAAGCTTGCAAGAAATGGGAGAAAGAGAACGAAAAACATCACCCCTTCAGCCAATGAAAACAGGAGAATGGTTTGTCACCGTTATGGATTCTGTGGGCGGCTGGATGTGGGCAGTCATGCGGCAAGAGGAGGGATACGCAGAGCCATACAGTACGGCTGATCTAAAGAGAGCCACTCGCGAAGAGGCGGTGTCGGACGCAAAAATTATCGCAAGACAAATGGAGATCAAACATGAGAGTTAAATGCTATTGGAACCTAAACCAAGCCAAGCAGGGGAACTATGTGTTTTCTGTGCTGGCCGCTGGGAAGGTGATTGGGTACGAGAGTGTCATTGCCTTGGCGAACGCAAGGTTTCATGTGAACCATAAGGCTAGGCTTAAGATCCTTGGCGGGGGAAAGAAGTCCGTTCATGCTTGGGTGACAGGTGATTGGATGGCGACAGCAGACTCGGAGATTCTCAAGTGTCACGGGTTGAGGGAGGCAACGTACAACCCAAGGCGGGACGAGGACTACGTCGATGTGCATACTGGTGAGAAACTTGCGGCTACATCTCCGCTGGTTGTGTTGAAGATCACGAAAGTGCCGGGATACAAGAGTCCCGATTGGCAGCATCAATACAGGGGTGCTGTGTATTACAAATGAAACGCGAAAAAACAACATGGGTAGAAGAATACGAGTGGCGCACGGAGTGGTGCGGTATGGGAAAACGCAGGGTCTATGTGTATGTTGGCATGGTGATGGTGAAAGGATAGAAATGTAAGCTGATCTAAACAAACAAGGACTTCGACCTTCATAGGGTGCTGCTAGGCTAGACAAAGAGGCAATGCAGCACCCAATTGAGGGCCGCAACAATTCCCCCGGTACATCATGGAGTATGTGCTGGGGGTTTTTATTAACCACTCCAGAAAGAAACGCTAGTTATGCCAGAGAAAGTTAAGAAGAAAGTAAGGACAGATATGCACAAGGATGACATCGAAGTCATAGAGGAATCCTTTTACGGTCAGCCCAAGTGGATGATCTATGTCAAGGGATTGTTATTCACCTTCTTCAGCCGTGAGGATGACGCATTGTGTTATGTCGAACTCAACCTCATCTAAAAGGAAGTGCCGGCCAGAGCAAGGGGAGTTGGTGCTGGAGGATGCCAGGGTTCGCCCGGTTCCTGCGACACAGCCCGTTGCAGACTGGTGGTTTAATCGGATCAGAGTTACCCTAAAAAAGATCAAGTAACATATGAAAATGATAACACTAGAGAGATACGAGGAGCTACTTGATGTGGCTCGCAAGGTTACATGGTGTGCATTCCTATCTGGGTTTGGCATAGGAGCGACAATCGCAGCCCTGATTATCGGGAGGATGTGGCTATGATTAAGATGTGCTACCACATAGATATAACGCAAGACCCTGCTAAACACGGGGGCTATGTCCCAAGCGTGATCTACTCTGACAAGGCGGGACACTACCCACTAGAAGGCAGTGGTTCTATGTCACAGCCTTGGATATGGGGGGACACATTGGATAAGGCGCAAGCAATCTGTGCCAAGGCTAATGAGAGACTCGGCCTCACCAAGGAGGAGGCACAAGACATAGTGAACAAGTCGATCACCCTATCGATAAGAAAGGATGGATTAAGATGAGCATATTCAAAACGCAAGAGCTTCCTCACGATGAGGCAGAGGCAGAGGGGTTTGCAAGGTTCAACCAAGGACCACACCTGACAGTAGATTTGCCCAAGGGTGGGTCTACTATCACGGTCAGGACACCAGCAGGAGAGAGGGTCACCTTTGGCTTTGTATCTTATGGACCAGACACAGCCGGTGGATCACCTCAATGTGTAGACATCCAGCATCACGGGCCGAAGAGAAAGTATGGTAGTTCGTCGCTGTTGCCTGTGCAAAACGTGAGGGTGTTCGGGCTTGGGGATACCAAGTACGCATCTGACGAGGTGTATGAAGAGGCGTTGGCTGCTGATAACGACAAGTTCTATGAGCTGCCAGATTCCGAGCGGCCACCCACGTTAACTTGTGTGCTGTTTGAACAGAAGAAACTCGACAAGAGAATAGAAAAGCTATGATCACGCCAAGTAAGATAACCGACTACCATCGCAGCAAGTATGAGCTGGAGGAATTCCTTATGTTCTGTGTGCTGTGTGCTGGCAAGAGCAGCAAGATACAGGCGCAGAAACTGGAGTACTTCCTTCATCACGACAGGTCACCCAACCTTGAGCCATACTGGGGGGCTACTCCCTTTGCGATGATTCAACACTGGGTAAGAGAAGGGATGCTGATGGATAGGATGAAGGAGGCGAAGCTGGGTAAGTACAAGCTGATGGAAAAAGCCTTTAGCCAGTTACTCCTTCTCAACCTGGACTACACGCTGGTTACTGTCCGAGGCGCGAGCCATGCAAGGCTTATACTTACCGGCGCATACGGCGTTGGCCTCAAGACTGCGAGCCTCTTCCTCCTTCATTCGGTTGAGGGTTGCAAGATGGCTGTGTTAGACACTCACCTTCTACGGTTTCTTCGCAAGCTGTACCCCAAGGCAAGAGTACCGAAGGCTTCACCTCAATGCCCTCATAAGTACAGGCAGATAGAGGATATGTGGTTGGGCTTCTGCTACCGCAATGATCGTGACCCCGCAACCTACGACCTAGAGATATGGAACAACAAATAAACAGAGTCAGGAAGAGGAAAGGATACTCATTGGTAGACATGAGGTTGGCATCTTATGTCCGTGTCTGGCTGGCATTGAAGAGCAACGCAACGGATGACTGCGAGTGGAAGGATAGTGATCCAGAGTTTGCATTCTTCGATGACCGTGAGCTGCATGACAAGGCTCCATTCACGGACAAGCACTTGCTCGACATGGTAAAGAAGCAAGCAGAGGTAGAGGGACACAAGTTCCCTGAAGACATCGATAAAACATTGAGCGTAATGCTCTACTCATAAGTTATGTACAACGGATACAACGGAACATATGTCTCGTCTGCAGGAGCCAAGGGCAAAGCTGATTGGTTATTCTGCGACATCCCCGACAAGATACCTGACAAGGAGTTCGAGAGGGAGAAGTACCTGTGGGAACATAAGTGTACTGACCCAAAAGCGTGGCTTGGCACGATCTACAATGGATGGGGCATCTCGCATGAGTACGAGGACATCGAAGACATCCCTGTTGATGTTAAGATTGAGGATGAGTGGTATCCCTCGTTCGTGGACAACGACTGTCGTGCTGGTGACGAGGAACAAAACGAGTACTACCGTAATATGCGGCAAGGTGCTGCTGTTTCATACGGTAAGGTGAAAGTAAACGGACGCTGGGTGCTTAGTGGTTGGGAGAAGAATGATAACTGTTACAAGTACTTCTATCACCACATGTACGAAGGGCCGAAGAAGCCACGGCCTCAACATCTATGGCCTCACAACATAAAAGAAAATGAAAGCTAACAAAGGAACACCAGATTGGTGGAAGAATAAGACCATCAATGATGAGCAAACCGTGAACAAGCACGGCAACATAGAGAGGGAAAGGTATGTTGATGCAAGTCGAGCCTTGTACGATTGGAACCTGTGCAAGGCAAGCGAAGGCTGGCAGCAGTACGACACAGATCAGGACGCTTGGTACTTCGGTGTATGGATAAACCCTGCCGGCCTGATGATAGTCACATACGCAGAGGGAGACAGAACCCTGACAATCTGCCCGTCGAAAGACAGGTACGACAAGGAGATCGATGCGATGAATGAGTTCTATGGGGCGCAGCCGCCAATGGCTGTAGCTATAGGAGGAGGAACAACAACCAAGTACTACGACAACAACAGCGTGAATGAAGGGAGAGACAGACAATGAAAAATAAAACATCAAAGCATAAGTTAAGCAAAGACCAGAAGAGCAAGCAGGAACACGCTCGCGTCTGGATAGAGAGCAACATCCTATTGAGGGAGCATGGGTTCACACCTGGCCGCTGCTTCGAGAAGGTATGGAACATGGGCAAGACTCCCGTGCTGGAGCTGCACCTGTTGGAGGATGATGACATCACCACGGGGTACGGCACGGTGTCGGAGCGTAAAGGTAAGCGCAAGGGCAGCATCATCGACATCACAGGGTGGACGGTGAAGCAGTTCTTCGAGGGGTCCACTCACATCGAGGCAACCTACAAGCAGGGGTTGATAGAGATAAGGGGGATCGATGGCTGAGTTCATCAAGCATGACATAGACCCAAGCAACCGATTCATCCTCTCACTCTGCGACTACTCAGGCAGATGGTCACAACCATACCGGGACGCAGGGTACAACGTGATCCAGATAGACCTGAAGCGTGGCAATGATGTGCGCTTACTGGAAAAGTTAGAGTACAGGGTGACTGATGCCGGTGACATCCCTGAGCTAAAGGTTAACGACCTGTTGACTGATGATGAATACAAGCAGCTCAAGGCAGAGGGTTGCTTCGCTAGGGACAGTAAGCAGACCTACGTTGGAGCCAAGGCCAAGCGGGACGCAACCATCCACGGTATACTGGCAGCACCACCATGCACAGAGTTCAGCGCAGCGGGGGCCAGGTGGTGGAAGGATAAAGATCCTGCGCTACTAACTGAAGCCCTTGCTCTGGTGGATGCCTGTCTCCGAGCGGTGATGATCTACCAACCTCAATGGTGGGTGCTTGAGAATCCAGTAGGCAGGGTGCAGCGATGGATAGGTAAGAAGGCGTACACATTTCAGCCACATGAATTCGCTGGGTGGTTGCCCGAAGAGGAACAGTACGACGAACAATACACCAAGGAGACATGGTTGTGGGGACAGTTCGAGGAACCAAAGACAAAGGACTTACCTCCTGTGCAAGGCTCAAAGATGTGGGCTAAGTACGGAGGGAAGAGTGAGAGAACGAAGGAGCTGCGTAGTCATACGCCGAGAGGGTTCGCCCTGGCTTTCTTCAATGCAAACAAGTGATAGGTGATACCCTAAAAGAAAGTAAATAACATATGGAAACAAAAACAAAACCAAGGATAAACTTCGGTGGGCTGAAGAAGTCTGCGCCGAAGACAACATCAAACGACTACGCAACTATCCCTGACCCAACGGGAGAGCTGAAGGCGTTGGCAACATCCGTTGTCGGACACAAGCCAAATGCTGATAGGTTTGTAGCTGGCAAAAAGCAACTCGCTGAAGCAGCAGCAGACCATGCGCTAGAGAACAACAACGGAAAGATAGAACCAGCTAAAGGTTACTTGATACAGACTGATGTGGGAGTGAAGGACATCCTTGCATTGCAGACATCAAAGTATCGGATGCTTGATGACACAAGTGTGCTGGCTGACATCAATCCCAAGCTGCCTGACCTGTTCCAAGAGATGTTCGAGATCAAGATCGATGGCAACCTGATACCATACGACAAGGCGCAGGACTTCATCGATGACTTGGTTGCACTGAAGGATAAGCACGGGCTGGCGGACGAGTCAGTCACATTCAAGGCAAAGAACAAGCCGATCGCATCCTTCCATGAGGCACGGCATCAGTTGTTCAGCGTGGAAGAGAACAAGAAGTTGCAGACTATCTGCCCATTCGTATCAACCATAAGGATCAAGTAATGAGTTGGCCAATGAAAGAAAAGAGAGTGGAGCTATGCAACACGGCAATGGCATTAGCTGAAGACTGTATGTTCGGCACATCTAATGACGGGCTATGCCTGTGGTGTGGTTCAGTACAGGGAGGGTGCGAACCAGATGCACGGAAGCTCAAGTGTGAGGACTGTGAAAAGAGCACGGTCTACGGAGCAGAGGAAGCAGTAATGATGTTAGCATGAAACAAGCAACATGGATCAACGCAGTGGTGTGTAATGCCACGGATAATGGAGAGGAACAGACAGCACTACATGAAGGCGTAATGATGGGGAAGTTTCTCCTGACTTACGATGACATGGAGACTGATGTTCACATAGCACAGCGCAAGCTGAAAGAGATAGTGTCTTGGTATCAGAACAACAAGGCAAGGAACGAGGCAGCATTGTCTCAAATATATAATCAAGTGTTCAACGTAGAGTTAATGAAAGGATAACAAATGAAAATAAACAAAACATATAAGCTAGAAAAGGTAGTATCAAAAGACCCCAGCCGTGCAGCATTACAACAGGTATTGGTGGACGAGAAAGATGAGGTAGCAATAGCAACCAACGGCAAGGCAATGGCGGTTGTGCCTGTTGAGCTAAATGGTGACAGGTTCGAGAACGGTGTCAGGTTGTTGCCAACGGAGGCAATCACCAAGGCTAGGAAGATTGCGAGGAAGAACGACCTGGCCTACATAGGACTCTACGGTGGAGCTGTACTGGATGACGAAACGGAGATACCAACTGAAGATCATGTACCCTTCCCTCATTGGAGAAACGTCCTACCTAAGGATGCCAACTTGGATGGGGGTTTCAGCGTAGCCCTAGATGCCAAGCTACTTCACAACTTAGCCGAGGCAATCAACGACGGCAAAGAGAAGGCGCAAAGGACTGTTACCCTGCACTTCCATAAAGAAGCCCCAGGGATGAGTGCCATTAAGGTAACAACCAGAGGGGGTGAAGCATACGGAGTGATCATGCCATGCAGGAGATAAGACTATGAAAATAAACCTGTTGGTAAGGCATTGCGTTTACGACGATGGCGCAATGAACATTGAGATAGAGTTAGCAACAGGCAGATACAAGGGACAGGTCTACACTCCCAAGGCTATCCTTGAAGACTACAGTGAGTGGGAGGAAATACCGTGGGATGATCTTGTGAAAGCGTACCCTAGTTTACAGAAGGATGTGCAACACATAGTAGATCAGTACACAGCAGCAGGATTGTACTAACTAACTAACAACAACAAATGAGACGGGCCGCTGGCATTTAGCTGGCGGCTTTTTGTATACCTATGAAAGTAAAAGAAGCTAATGAAATAGTAGGGGCAGGGAGTGCAGCGTTAAGCGACACATCCAAGATGCCAGGTAAATCTTTTGGCCTACCCGCCAAGAGATGCAATGTCGGCAGCAAACTGACCAAGGTAGCAGGGACTGTATGTTCCAAGTGCTACGCTATGAAGGGTTGCTATTCGTGGAACTGTGTGAAGGTGGCGCAAGGGCGTAGGCACAAGAGGCTCAAGCATCCCAAGTGGGTGACCGCAATGACTACTCTGGTCAAGCGCATCCCATGGTTCAGGTGGCACGACAGCGGGGACATCCAAGGTGATTGGCACATGGATAACATCCTCGAAGTATGCCATAGCACACCCAACACAACACATTGGTTACCGACCAGAGAGTACGGGGTCATAACCAAGTCGGTAAGTAAGGCGCGGTTACCAGACAACCTGACTGTTCGCCTATCAACAATGAAGATCGATGCCCCTCCACCCGCAGTACTGGCCAAGAGGCTGGGTGTGGTGACGAGCGGTGTCGCTAAAGAAAACTCATTCGATTGTCCTGCACCCAAGCAAGGCGGCAAGTGTCTAGACTGCCGTGCCTGTTGGGATCGTGGGATTGAGAATGTTAACTACAAACTACACTAACAAATGACAATGAAAAAAGAATGCAAACATCAATGGATATACTGGGGCATGGTTGCTGGCGATATGCTGGTTCACAAGTGCGCGAACTGTGGCACTCCCTGCTTCAGTAACAGGAGCATGGAAGGGGTAGACTACAGCAGGAGCTGGAGCGAAACTCACGGAGAGGAGGTAGTAAATGAGCGATCCAGATAGTGAACTAACAGTAGTGTGCAAGATATGCAGGGCGGTAATGAGTAACCCTGAGTTCGACGATCACCTATGCCCTGGCCTAGTGCCACCGAGACAAGGCGAAGCATGGGATGACTACATGGCTAGATGTGCAAAGGAAAACCTAAAGAAAAATTACATGGATGTGGGATGACTATAGAGAGCGGAGATAAAACTATGATTAGAAACATACTACTAACGCTGGCCCTGTGCTTAACCGTGTCGTGCCGAAGTGCATCAACTGAATGCTCATGGTACGGCGAGAAGCATAGGGGTTTACCGATGGCCAACGGAAAGGGATTCAACCCCGACCTAGCAGTCATCGCATCATGGGACTACGACTTCGGCACAATCCTTGAGCTGACTTTCAACGGGAAGAAGGTTCGAGGTGTGGTGTGGGATCGTGGCCCTGCTCGTAGGCTGTACCACAAGGGGCGCAAGCTCGACATCAGCCAATCACTCTTCAAGAAACTGGTGGGTGACACAGATGTTGGTGTGGTTCAGGTAAAATACAGAAGGGTGGGACAGTATAAGTCCTACCGATACCCTATAATTAAGTAACTAACATGAAATGCGAATGGTGTAACGGGAGTGGCCGGCAGTATGTGGAGAGCGAATCGTCCCTCTGCTACTGCTGCCCTGATTGTAACGGAAGCGGCAAGGAACAGCCCGAAGAAGAGGAGTGCAAGATATGTGGTGAGTGGAAGGAAGTCGAAGAGGACTGTGAATGGTGTGAAGAAATGAAAGAAGTAAGCTATGAAGATAACAATAAACGGGAAGCTTCCCCCCTACATAAAGCGGGAAGAGATACGGGCAATCATACACTCAACTCAAGCGGTGTGTGCCTACCACAACAAGAGTAGATCCCCGCAAGAGGTGAAGCTCTCACTTGTCAGTGCGACTAGGGTGCTAGGCAAGAATGAAATAACGGGTGGCAAATGCTGGGGCCGCGCTTGTTGGAGTGGTAACTGGATGAAGGTGTTCAATGGCATCAAGGAGAAGGATGCGTTCATCACGGTTCTAATCCATGAGATGTTGCATCTGTGCGTGAAGCATAAGGGCGGACAAGAGATGCCAACCTCAACCCTGACGGCAAGGCTTCATCCTTTGATAGTGAAACTAGCTGGAACCTTGGCCAAGGGAACCTATCAGCGGTCAGCTTGGTTTGCTCATTGCAAGATCAGCTACAAACGAACCAAGGACAACGACTCCTACAACGAGGACCAATGGAACAACGATGACGAAACAAATGGAACAAAACTATAAGTAATATGAAACTAAAAAAATACACAAACAGAGATTGGGAATGCCTGTATCACGGGACTGATCCTTACGAAACAAATAACGAAGACTGTATCTGCGGAGGTGACCGTAAGTATTTCCGCTGGAGATCAGATTGTTTTAACTGGAGATGGCCCGACAAAGACAGGGGTGAGGTTATGCCAGAAGGTATAATGACACCAAAGCCTGGTCGATTAGCGGTCGCGGATTGGAGTGGCAGATTCCCTGAAGACACAGAAGACGGGATACTGTGGGTGGATGAAACGAAACCCTTACGGATAAGTGCGGAGGAAGGTGATCCGTTTGAGACGCTACGCCGTACTGCTCATGTAACTGAAGTTGGCAGTTGGAGGGAGTACTACGAGATTAAGAGTCAAGGATACACCCTTAGCTTGACTCAAACCGAGTACGAGTTCCTTAAAGACAAGATAGGAATGAAGGTGGAACTAGGAAGAAACTTATGAACCTAATACGAATACCCAAAGTATATTACGATGACCACATTATGTGTGAACAAGAAGCACCTCCTGTGGTGAGGGAAACAAAGAGCCACTACTACATAAGTTCAGAGAAGGTTTTGTGTGAGGATGACATAGATAAGAAAGGCATGACTACCTTGGATGACCTATACTCAAGAGCAAAGTGTTACGGGGCTGTCGCAGTTCCCGGGAACCAACTTGGTTTCGACCCAGATTACTGGGGGCTATGTCGGTCAGCAAAGCATACAGTAATAGCAATAGATAAACACAGAAAGGAACAGAAAGCATGAAGGATAATAAAAAATATAAACTGACTGTGGATGACTACGTCGTTCACGAAAAGACTTACTACGTCGAGGCGAAAACCGTGAAGGAAGCAAAAGAGAAGTTGTTTCGGGGTGATTGGTCTGCTTGTGGAGACAGCGAGAGTGACTACTTTGAAAAGACGGTGGTGCGAACCGTTGACGTAGTCTCTGATCCTCCAACCACACGGGCCGGGTTGCAACCAATAGATAAACACAGAAAGGAACAGAATGACTAGAAAAAAATGTAGCGAATGCGGAACACACGGAAGCGATCTTCACATTATGTGCCACGGTTATTGGGATGAGGACAATCAGGAGATGGCAGTTTGGAGTGAGGCAGATGGATACGATTGGTTTTGTGACACCTGTGGAACTGAGGTTGAAGTAGAAGAAGTAAACATGGAGGAAGATGATGAGTAAATGCAAACAGAAACGGACATGGCTAGGACTCAACGCTTACGAGGACATCGCTATGTGGAAACCAGAACCGTTGAACATCAAGGCGGGTGCTGGAGAGGATTGGTTTATCAAGGAATGGAACAAGGAGATGAAAGGCGATTGGCCAAACCGTCAAGATACCCCATCACCTAACCAGCTCTTTATAATCCACTGGGAAACCAAGGACATTGAGGAACTGGCGGGGTATTAATATGAGTAAGAAAAATAAAGAAGTATGGAGCGGTATCACAGCATGGGTGTGCAATGATTGTGGTAGCACAGATGTGTTAGCTAAAGGCACGATGGTGTGGGTTTATCACCGACAGGATTGGTTAAGTAACGAAAGGGAAAGCCACTTCTGTGAGAGTTGTGCTTCAGACAATGTAGGCCCAGTAGATATAACAGGCCCAGACGTAAAGGAAAGGTTAGGGATATGAAATATGTAGTAGAGATGATGATAGGTAACGAGTTCGAGGTTGCCTTCCATTCGTGTGACGGGAGCGGAGGACGTAAGCCGTTACTGTTCGACTCGGTTGAAGAAGCCCAGAAAGAAATAGATGACTGCAATGAAACGTGCGAGGAGTCAGTCAGGATGGGCGACATGGATACATCATTCCGAGATGACGAGTACAACATAAGGGAAGCAACAGAACAGGAGATCAATGGTGAATGATATACATTGGCAGCACAACCAGAGCATCGTTGAGAACTTCGACAGGGAAACAAACCAGCGCGACTTACTGTCCGCAACCTTGAGGGTGATGGCTGATCGGTTCATCTCAACAGTAGGCAAGCTGCACCTCAGAACCATCAACCAAAAGCAAGCGTTCGAGTTGGTTAAGAAATGGCACAGGCATCACAAGCCTCCACAAGGATGGAAGTTTGGCGTGGCATTACAGGATGACATAGGTGTACTGGGTGTCACCACCGTAGGTCGGCCTGTCTCACGAAACCTAGATGACGGGACCACCTTCGAGATCACAAGGCTTGCAATGATGGACAAGGGAATAAAGAACGGTGCATCGATGTTGCTTGGAGCTGCCTGTCGTGCGGCCAAGGCTACTGGTGCAGAGAGAATCATTAGTTACACCTTGGATGAGGAGGATGGTGTTTCATACAAGGCGGCAGGATTTCATGTTGACCACATAACAAAGGGTCAGTCATGGGATAGGGACAGTAGAGAGAGAGAAGATAAGCACCCGACCTGTGACAAGAAGCGGTGGGTGAAACAACTATGATTGAATACAGAGGAACACTAAAGGAAGCGTTGAAGGCGGTCTTCGAGGATCATCCCGATTGCTTGGTAGTGATGGGTGTAAGTCGGTACGGTGCGCCCAAGCTAAAACCGCAGGATCACGCAGCCAGGCCAACGGGATATGTGAACACCACTCCTGACCACTACCCTAATGGAGTGATAGTGAACGAAAAACAAATGGATGATCTTGAGATGTATTACATAGGCCGCTTCAGCACGAACTTGAGGAACATATTAAATGTATACGACAGAAACACAGACCCTGATCTCTTACCCTTGCAGACCTATTAACGGAGGGCCGCTGGACAATCCGCTCCCGAAGCTGGGCCGCTGGGCATACGAGGCAAAGTACAACGGATGGAGAGGGATGCTTCACTTGGATTCTGGCAAGATGTGGAACAGACACGGCTCGCCCCTGACCATACGGGATAACTTTGCTGTTGCCATTGCCAAGGCGAAGAACACCTTCAAGGATTACGAGTGGTTGGATTGTGAGGCCATGCACATGAGGCACAAGAAGGCCAAGGGTACGCTCGTAGTGCTGGACATAATGAAGGAAGGGGAATACTGGGAGCGCAGGGCAGAGATGGAGAATCACTTGCCGACCATGCCCATAGGCGAGTTCAAAACCAATGGACTCTTCTGTTCCCACAGGTCTGCGGATGGACAGGGATTGTATGATGAATTACAGGGAGTCGATGCTGAGTTCTACGAGGGTGTGGTAGCCAAGAAAATTGAAAGCATCTACCCCATACAACTAGAGAATCCTAACAGAGAATTTTCTCAATGGGTAAAACACCGTTGGGACTAGGGAGTTAGGGAGTAAGGATCGTGGCGCAGCGTCACACCAGCTAGGCATAACTAGCCCCATTACTACGCTGAACGCTTGGAAATCCTGTAGAACAAAGCCATGTTTTTTTGCTGGTGAATATTTCCGTGGCTTCTATGTTCGCTCCCCTTCTTCTACAAATGAAAGCATAACAATGAAAACAACAACAGAAAATGTAGGCTATGTCGCTGTTGATTCGGGTCAGTTAATGATCTGTGATCCCTGCTACATAGAGAGCATGTGGAAAGCTGATGCCGAGTACAACAGCGTCCGCAAGTACAGGTCGAAGGATGGAAACATCTACGCTTACGGAGAAGAAGGCGGCGATATGTTAGGCGATGTTAAAGAAACATTCACGGCATACGACAAGCCACTCAAGGCAACAGGCAAGACACCCAACGAACTCATGCAAAGCGGGGATTGGGAACCGATAGACCCTGCTGAATACGACGAGCAAGTTGGTGAGTTCTCTTATGCTGGTGCAAGCAAGGCAACCTTAACCAAGGATAGGTGTGGGCCGCTTCGTTTAGCGCAAGGACATGAGGGTGCTGGCTTTGCCTTCTCTACCTATGGTGATGGAATGTACAGCGTCAACGTAACCAAGGATGAGAATGGAATGATAACCAAGGTAGAGATCGTAGTGAAGGAGGAGGCAGCATGAAAAAATACAGAACAATAAACACGTTTGAAACACTCGGTGATGAAGTGCCAATAGAACACGACACACTTGATGAGGCGATAGAATGTGCCTTGTCTGGTGCGGATCAAATAGTTGAAATGATAACTGAAAACACCCCCCCTTACCTCAAGAGGGATGGCGACCACATAGTTATCGAGGAGGAGTACAGGAGCAGTAGTCAGACAGGCTGCTCGCATGAGGTAGAATGGTGGAATGAACTTTATGAGGATGTAAAAGAGATAGGGAAGTTGCCTGTTGATGGATACAGGGTAGAGGGAGCCGCCCGTTCAGTCATAGACCGAGCCGCACGTTCAGTCATAGACCGATTGGTTTCTACCCCTAACTTCAACGGCGAAGCCATCCCTATAGAGATACAAATACTTAATGAGGAAAGCGGTGAGTACGATTCGCCAGAGTTCCAATCCTATGAGAGAGGCGAAGGGTTCGGGGATAACAGGACGATAAGGGTTAAGTTTGAGGATGGGCCTTTAAAGGAAGCAATACGAGAAAGCGGGTTATCAAACAATATAGCTCACAGCGAGTTGACCGAAAGAGGCAAGAGAGTTATTCAAATAAAAAAGATTGGCTACGGGGATAGTGCTTTATCTTTGGTTGAGTATGATGATTTTACCGCCATGATTTACACTAATGGCGACCCTATTGAATGTGAAAGCTGGGAGCATGGCTTGGAATTATTGCGGGAGAACCAAGCATGAGTGCATACCACATGGAGGCCGCTCTTGTATCCATCAGACATGACATCGAGCGGATCAACGACAAGCAGCAGCTCAACCTAATCCTTACCAGCACCTCACCAGAGGCAGAGCAAGGCAGGGTATTGGTCGAGGCAATGAGTCAGTTCTTAAAAGTTATTAACCACGCATTAACGAGAAAGGAAACAGCATGAAAGCAGAACAGCTAAAGGATAAGAAGTTCGTTGCCCTCTACCTATCGGAGAGATGGGGTACAGTAGAGCGGTTCAAGATTCAACGGCACAAGGCAGTCGGCAACTGGTTGTTTGTCAAGTGTCAGGAGAAATACTTCTACGATGAGGATGACTACATTGGCAAGAACCCTACCTATGTCTACCCAATCCCCCTGCATAACGGGACGGTGAGCGGAGAAATATGGGACGAGCTTGACCCCGACACATTCGATTGGTCAAAGGTCAAAGAAGTAGCAGACGAGCTAGACAAGGATAACCCTGAGCTGAACGACTAATTATTATGAGTGAAGCAATAAAGTTAACACCAGTAACAACTGCCGCTGGTCAAACAGAAGGAAGGGCAGACTACAAGGGTTGCGAGTTGGCGTTCAGTACGGACAGATCAACTTTGCAGATACACAAGGGCGACGAGGTAGAGGTATGGAGGGTTGGTGAGTTCGATTACAACGATAGCGCAATGCTTCGGCACAAGGCTCAGTATCTTAATGATACGCTGGGCGAGGATGGGTTGACTGCTGGCTGGGAGGATGAAGATTGGGAGCCGATAGACGCACACGCTGCTAGGTATCACATTGCCAGCAACCGTGAACTGTGGAGGGAGTACTTCGATCCCGACGAGAACTACACAGACGAGGATTGGAAGAACGAGCCGGTAGCGGACAGGGTTAAGACAATGGAATCGCTGGCGGTTTAACTACCAGAACCAAACCATGTAGTCCTCATCGGGGTAGTCTTCTGGTAGGATGTCATGCGTGTTTCCACTCTTCACCTTCGTCATCTTCTTCCTCCTCCTCCTCCTCCTCTTCCTCTTCATCTTCGTAGACATACTCACCTTCAGGCAAATCCTCTGCCGTTGCTGAACCCCACAGCAATTGGTTAAGGTACATCGCCTTGGCTATCTCAACGGAGCCTACGACCTGTGCGTTGGTGAGATCGAACTCCTTGGTGGAATAGTCAATAGCATTAACCAGCATCTTGACTAGCGCAGCACATTGATCTCCCTTGTCCATCTCCGTATCATTCCACCCCGCTCTCAGGATTCAAGGGTAATATAAATTCCTTTGACACGGGGAATGTTTCCGTTACCCTAAGTTTATGCGAGCAACACGGTTGTTCTGGGAGAGGGTGCGGGATTTTCCCCCTGTACTATGCCGACTCCTGGCTAAACACAATGCTCCACCGAGAACTTGGGAAGCCTTATCGCATGAGGATATTGCCAAGCGCAGTGGGTTGGATGTGCTGGAGATAATGGCTTTGTCTAGGCGCACAAGCTGGGACGGGGTGGACTTGATAAGGTTCCGCCAGTTCACACAGGCTTGCGGCATCGACTTTCTTAATGCCAAGCACATGGTAAGAGTAAGGGACTATGTAAGGAAGCGAGGGAGGTTTGCCTATCTAAAGCGCGACCCTCTTTGGGAGTCCTACTATAGCCCGTTGATAAATATTTGGAGGGATTCTTATGCTAGAAGAACAGGATTGGGAAAAGATTCGGAAACGAGTGGAGGACAACAAGTTCGTTCAGAGCCACACAAGGAAAACAGAGGAAAAGAAAGAGGAAATCACGGAGAGAGAGGAGAGGAAGAAGCAATTACATCAGGACATAAGGGATTACAATGACCAGATCAGGCTGCTGAACGGCAAGGTTAGGTCAGCACAGGTCAACATTAACGCCCAAGACAGGGCTATCCTCGCGAGGCAGAAAAGGATTGCAGAGATTAAGCTGAAGGCAGAGAAGATTAGGGAAGGTATAATAGAAAGGCAGGAAGAGATAGCACTTAAAAGAAAGCGAAGAGAGTTTAGGCAGAAAGTATTAAAAAATAAGGTAGCAGAAATATGGAACTAATAACCAAAGCACTAGATAAGTATCTGGAATGGGAAGAAGCAACCGGCAATTCAGATAACACGATCAACAATAAATACTACGAAGTCCACAGGTTTATGGATGACATGGGTATAAAGAAGTTGAGCAAGATAACCGAAGTCACCCTTCATAACTGGATAAATAAAGCAGGAGGGGAAACGACAGCATCAACAAGAAAGTTCAAGCTCTCTTGCCTCAAGATGTTTCTTAACTATTGCTTGGCCAAAGGTTGGGTGAAGGGAAACCCTGCCATTATGGTTAGGGTAGACATCAGGTCGGTAAGACACGCCCAACGAGAGACAAAGAAGAAGCTGGCATTCGACAAGGCAGAGTACCGATACCTGTTGAGCAACTTGGATTGGGCTTGTGACACGGGTAGAAATGATGGGCCATGCCCTAACTTTTGGAAGGCCGCTATCGTTATAGGTGTAGAAACTGGACTGAGACTTGGTGACATCATTCAACTGGAGTGGGATTGTTTCACCCCCAGATCAGTCAATGTATGGACAGACAAGAAGGATAAGCGGGTATCCCTGCCGATGAGTATGGAATTGCGCGAGGCTATCAAGTCCATCAAAAAAACCAGCAAACACTATCTGTTCCCGGTGCAAAGGTCAGAGTTTCTAGGCGGCAACAGGGCAAAGTATTCCATGCAGTTCAATCGACTGCTCAAGAAGTTGGAGTTCGAGGGCATGAGTTTCCATTGTACTAGGGTGACTTTTGCTACTTGGGCGAAGAAAGCCGGGGGCAACCTAGCCAAGATTGCAGAAGACTTGGGGCATAGCACTACAAATACTACCTCCAAGCATTACATAGCTGGATGAACCTGACTAACGGCGAACGCAAAGCGATACACCTTGCATTGGAGGAGGCCAACGGTGTGGTGGATACAGCGGCCAAGCTCGTCGGCGTCAGCCATTACAAGGTTACGAAGTTAATCAAGACTGACCCAGAGTTTAATGCCAGATGGGGCAACGGGGAGGTCAAGGTTCCCACCTCAACGGATGTGATCCATCGCCCTGATCCCGCTGATAAGTTTGTAGCCAAGCTCAAGGAGGAGGAGGCCGCACTAGGCAGGGGGCTTGAGGCCGTGGGTATCAAGGGTGAGTGTAAGCAGGAGGCCATAGCCACATCAGCTTTTGCGGCAGCACACCTCGGCCAGATGAGGCAGATGACCACGGGCGGATTGCTCAAGGATTTCATGGAGCTAGGTGTGGTGTTCAGGGAAATTAGGGGTGAACTGGCAGAGGGACAGGAGCAGGATAGGGAGCAGACCTTGTATGATGCCCTGTTTAATACTGTTAAATTAAGGAACGAGATCAACAGGGAGGTCATCAAGGGTGCGCTGATTGATGCACAGATAAAGCAGAAGTCCGAGGAGCAGCAAGGGAAGAGGCCATCAGGCAAGCCGGGGTTTGCCCCCATGAATAACATTTTGATTAAGACCGATGGTAAGGTCGAGGTCAGCAAGGATGCCAAGTAAAACCAACCTGTCTGAAGAGGAGATTGAGGCCATTGCTTCTGCTGTAATGGATACTGAACCGGCTCCAGCTCGAACAGAGTGGTATCCTGACCTGAACAAAACCCAAGAGAAAATTTTTAACGACCCGTCAAAGTATGTGTTGGGATACGGTGAGAAAGGTAGCGGTAAGACGATAGGTTTTGCCCACAAGCTGACCCGACACGCCTACGAAGAGAACAATGCCCTAGTCCTTATCCTTGCCCCTTCAATCCGTACAGGTGCGGAGGGTATCTGGCATGATCTGGACACGCTGGTACTCCCTCAATGGGAGGAAGGCATAGGACTAGAGTACACGGTATCCAAGCTCGACCCCAATACCAAGGACAGACACAGGTGGATACGCAATCGGTTCGGGGGCTGGAGCAAGTTGCTTCTGGTTTCGATTCCCTACGCAGGGGCAGTCGAGACTAGGATCAAAGGCCCAGCCCCCAGCCATTGCTATGTAGATGAGCTTACCCAATGTGATGGAGTGGAATACTTCCGTTACCCTGCGGCCCAGTTAGGTAGGCGCAGAGGGATAGAGGGGCCACAACAATACTGTGCCAGTTGTAACCCTGAAGGCCCAAGCCATTGGGTTTACAAGCAGTTCTTCGAGGATTGCATAGATGACAAGGGTAAGCGCGACAAGAACTTCAAGATTTACCATGTACCCATGCGGGAGAACGCCAAGCGGTTGCCTCCCGGCTATGTCCAGAGTCTTGAAGCTATCCTCAAGTCAGACCCAATTGAGTGGCGCAGACTCATTGAGGGTGAATGGGTGGACAGGCCCACAGGTGAAGCGTTGTTCAAGGAATACTTCTCGCCTGAACTACACAAGAAAGGGGACGAGATAAGCGGTAAGGGACTCATGCCCAAGCCGGGGCATCCCATCATCATAGGGTATGACTTGGGCCAGGTGTACTCTGCCGTGACCTTCCTTCAGATGATACCAACCGAGAGGGGAAACCTTTGGATCGCGTTCGATGAGGTGGATTATCTAGGTGAACGCCACCTGTACAAGCGGCTGGCCCAGCAGATAATGAAGCGCATGGACTATTGGAACGAGAAGATGGACACCGAGTTCTACTATGAACATATCACCGACTCTAGTGCTATCAACCAATGGCATCCCGGCGGTGAAGGAAGCTACGATAGCTGGGACTTTGAGAGATACAGCGATGGGAGGATCAGGATGGTTGGATGCCCCAAGGGGCAGGGCAGCGTCGAGGCGAGGGTCAGACTGCTATCAGGCAAGCTCTTTCAGGATGAGTTCTATGTGTCGGCAATGTGTACCAACTCTGTGGATATGCTAATGAATCTGGAATCTGACAAGAAAGACCCAACCAAGCCCAAGCGGAGCAAGTATATCCACAAGTTTGACTCCATTACCTACCCCATGTTCAAGCTGGATTTGAATAATAACTCAAGGTTGCCGAAGGCAGCGGACGCAAGGCCCAGTTTAATTCATTGCGGAATACCTTGAATGTTACCCTAAAATTGAGTAGTAAACAGGAATGGTCAACATGACGGACAAAGTAGTTTTAGACCTGGCCGACAACGAGGAGCTGGCTGAGTACATAGGAAGCAAGGCTCCCGGTGATGAGTGCAAGATGGAAATTACTGCCACATTGGACGAAACAACTGACGAACAGGCTGTCTTCTCCATCAAGGATGTATCTGTGGAACACGCCGAAGCAGACTACGAGGAGGAGGCCGAGGATGAAGAAGAATCTCCAGTAATGGCGGTAATGGGCGGCAAAAAAGATAGCTACTAACACCACAACTTTCCTGCTTGAGAGAATCCACGACAAGGCTGGTGTTCTCAGGGGCTGGGATAGGGACAGGGTTAAAAGATGTTGTGCTTTTTTAAATGTAACGGTGGAAGAACTGGCAGCCCGAAGCTGCATCCCCGTGGGCAGACTCAAGGGTTGGATGAGGACAGGCAGGGTTCCCTCCTACATCGCCCTGCTGTTTTACCTACAGGAACGCTCTGAAGTAGAGACTAGATATGATTGATTTTGATGTACTAAAGGCCCACGGAACCACCAATGAGCGGTTAAGGGAACTCTTCACGGCCAAGTTGCCGAGCAAGGTAGCCTTGGACAAGATGCCAAAGGATGAGGTCAAGGCATTGGAGAAGGATATTGAGCGCAGGGAGAAGGCGGAAGAACTGATTGCTTCTCGGATCACGGAACACATCACCTTTAGCCTACGCAATCATCACCTTTACAGTAGCGTAGACCTGGCATGGGATAGCTCGCCCATCAACAGCAGGAACATTCCCCTCATTATGTACGCGCAGAAGAGGATCAATGTGGAATCCTGCGTCAAGGAGTTAAGCAAGCTCAAGATTACTGACAAGTATGTGAAGCGCGATGCTGCCGGGAAACCAACCGAGATTGACCTACCCAAGTTCTTTGAGGTGAATATCAATCTGGTGCGGAGCTTTGTCACTCGCCGGTTGGCAGCACAGGTAAACAAGTACAACAACCTGTACCCATTCTTTAAGTACCAACCACGGGGGACAAGCGCAGCCGGTAAGCTAAGGGCAGATGTACTGTCTCAGAGGGTGGACATCATGGCTGACCAGTATGATTACCGCCACTTCCAGACCCAGATCATGCGGGACATGTTCCTGTATGGCCACGCTGTTGCATTCCCAAGGGCAGCATGGGAGAGGGAAGTTCAATGGGAGAAGGACGTTTCTGATGCCGAGTTCAAGATGGAGGGTGGGCAAAGAATCAGGACAACCGTTTCCAAGGAGGGCATTTGCTGGATCAACCCGCATCCGAGCCGTGTGTTCTGGGATAACGATTCACCCCTGACATCCATCAATACTGATACCGGCGGGGAGTACATAGGATTCTGGGATATAGCCAGATACGGGGATGTGATGCAGAACCCAGAGTATTTCAACCGGGACGCAGTGGGTTACACATCTGCCACCGCTGGCCTGTTCACCCAGTACAGTACCTACTTCAACACCTACTACACGCAGATAGTTCCGCCCAATACAGAGGATGACCTGACTAGCTGGAACGACAGGAAGAACACAGTCGGGATCTACTCAGGGGAAATGACGGATACCTCTGTGTTTATTACGGATTTCTTTTGGAAGATGGTTCCCAATCAGTGGGGCGTAGGCGACTACCCTTACCCTATTTGGGTGCATCTTCGGGTGGCTGGTGACTCGACGGTGATCTTTGCCGAGTTCCTCCCGTCTTCACCGGCTGCCGTCTTTGCCTTTAACGAGAACGACAATCGACTACGGAACATATCTGTGGCCCATGAGTTGATGCCGTTCCAAGACCAACTCTCCAACCTGTTCAGTCAATTACTTGAAACAGCCAAGGCGGATATGTTCTCTGTAGGTGTGCTTAATACAGACATATTTCCTGACACGGAAGAGGGGATGAGCGTAAGAGATGAGTTCAGGGACACCATGAAGGGGGAGAACTTTTACGCCTCGACCCATGTGCTGGAGACATCCTTCTCAAAGCTCGCCAACCTCGGCATAGACACATCACCTGACAACGTGTTCAAGATAATCAGGGGGCAGCCGAACGGGAACATCAACACTATATTCCAATCAATCAATCAACTGCTGATGATGGCAGAACGCTTGATGGCTTTGAGTCCACAGGAACAGGGGCAACCCGCGCCAAGGGAAACAAGTGCCACCGAGATAATGACCATCAATAACACAACTGAATCGGTCTACAGCTTTATCTCCGAGGCAATTGATGAGGGTCGGGCAGCCATGAAGAGGGTTATCTACGAGAGCCTGATGAGCATGGGAAGTAACATGATCCACTTGCCGGTTAAGAACAGGTACAGCCCTGCTATCATTGAACAGGCAGGGTTCGACATTGACCCAGAAGACTTGGAGTTTATGTCACCTGACCTAGAGCGGAGGCACACCGTTATCGGCAGCAAGAAGAACCTGATACACGATTACATTTTTACTAGCCGGGATGGATCGGAACGAAGCTCGAACGTGCAGGAGGCTCAAGCCCTTATCCAGTTGTTCCAGATTATTAGCCAGACACCTGTTATTCTAGAGGCATTAGGCAAGGATAAATACTACGAATTGCTTAATGAAATAGCCCGTAAGTCAGGGGCAACTGACATCAAGCTGGAGGTAGCCCCCGGCGATGACAACCAACTGGGGGGACCGAACCAAGAAATGCAAGGGGTAGTCCAGCAAGTGATTGGTGCAGTGCAAACAAACGCCCAAGAGATAGCGGGGCTAAAAGATTTATTGGGAGGGCAACAACAGCCACAGGCAGCCAGCCCAATGGAAGCTGAAGCAGCAGCAGAACAAGCAGCAGCAGAACAAGCAGCAGCAGAACAAGCAATGCCTATGGTGCAATAAACACATGACCGATGAAGCAGTAGCGGAACAAGTAGAGGAGCAAGAGCCACAAACACAAGTAGAAGAAACCCAAGAGGCAGTAGAGGCAGAAGAGCCAGAGTCTTTTATGGATTCCCTCTTCCTAGACCTTGGTGTGGTTCAGGAAACAGAAACCCCAGAAGAGAAAGAGCAAGATGAAGAAGAGCAAGAGTCAGAGAAAGAGTCAGAGCAAGAAACCCAAGAAGAAGAAGGGAGCGTGGCAAACGAGGCCGAAGGTCGGGGCGAGGGGGGAGAATCACAAGAAGTTCAGGTAGCAGAGGAGAAGCCCAAGAAGCGTGTCAGTTACAAGCCTAAAGTAGACTATGAAGAGATCAGGCGGACAGTACGAGAGGAAGTATCCAGACACCAACCACCACCGCCGCCGCCACAAACACCGCAACCACCAGCTCAAGCACCAGAGGAGGACACATCTAACCTCGTTCCTGAACAGCATGAAGAACTGGAACTGGCGCGGTTTGCTGAAAGGAAATACCCTGATAAGTACAAAGGGCAAGCCAAGAAGCTGCTAGATTTCTACGGGAAACTGGACAAGTACGCATCCGAGAGTGAAGGCAGCCTTGATGATGATGACACCGAGTTCCGAGAGTTTGTATCCAAGAACAAGCCCAATCTAACCGGCCACAAGAAGCTCGAACGGGAAATGATTGCCGACTTGGCGGCCCAACAGGTGTCCACTGAAAAGGATTCCGAGATCAGCGCCCTCAAGGAGAAGATGCGTGTGCTGGAGACAAAGCCCACCGTCGAGAAGAAGTTCTCCAAGTTTACAGATACCCTAAAGAAAGCAGGGGAAACGGAGGACGAGTTTGCTCAATCCATATACAAGCAGCAACTAGATCAAGCCGAGGGGATAGGGAAGGAATACCTTGACCTGTACTACGGGATGAAGACATGGGACGGCAGCGACCCAACCCAGAAGTGGATCGTGGATTTCGTTACGCATCAGTCCAATGTGTTCTCCGAAAGAGGCGGGGACAATCTAACGAGGAACAACAAATCCTTTATGACTCCTGCCACCTATGCAACGCAGGGCAATCCAAGTGAAAACTGGACGTTCGGCCCCGATGAAGTGCTGCAAATGTTCAACAACTTCTTCAGTAATAGCGCAAAAAAACAGGTGGACTCAGAGTATGAGAGGCTTGAGAAGATGGGATTCACTAAAGGTAAGGCGAAGAAATCCTTAAAGGCAGGGAAAATAAATGAGGATGCCAAGCCTATTAACACACCTAAAGCGAAGACGGCCAAGTCACCTGGGGCTGCGGAATCAGGGGCCGCAGAGGATGTATCATTCGGTGAAGACTTGGTAAAAACTTTGGGCATGGACTTCTCCCCGGTATCCGCAGAGTAATGGAATCTAAAATTCTCCTGCAAAAAATAATATTCTTCTAGGTTTTTTCTAGAACTTTAGCGTTTAGCCATAAGCAAGGCGTATTCTCGTTGTTACCCTAAATGTGGGTAGATAACAGAGGATATATATTATGGCTAATTCAACGCTTACACCTGTAGCGGGTGCAATAACTAACAACTGTACTCCTCGGCATATTCTTGTCGATGAATCCACAGGCTGCTCGCTGACAAGGGCCAACATAACGGCCTTCAAACGCAGCGACTTTGAGGCTCAAGCAGCCAAGGAAGTCGGGATGGACAGGATCATCGCACAAACTGCCGAGGCTCGCCTTGCCGGTATGCACGAAAAATCCCTGTATGACCTATTACTTTCAAAGCACGTTGCCTTGGGCGAGAAATCTGGTGGTGGTTCGCAGTCTGTGATTGCACCGTTCACTCTGGTTCCACGCAGGAACACGCTGAACTTTAACTACTTCCAGATTGAAGGTCGTTCGGTTGCCGGTGTTACGGATAACGCCAACGCAGTCCCAACTGGAAACTTCAGCGCCATGACCCTCACGATAGGGCCAGCAACGAACAACACCACATACGGATGGATTCCTTCATCTGCTTTTGTGATGACCGTCAACGCTGGAACGGATGCGGCTCCCGGTGGAGGAACTCACGCCCTTGAGAAGACTAACTTCAACAAGAGTCAGGTTCAAAACCTTGAGAAGTATTTCAACCCTGGTTCATACATCAATGTGATGGTTAGCGGAAGGTCGCTTGGAACTAACGCCACCCTTGCGGACAAGGCCACATCTTACATTCAGTATAAGGTTTACGCTGCTGAAAACGCAGATGCTGGTGGGGTTTCCAAGGCGCGGCTAGTTGTTGCTCCAAGTGATTATGCTTCTAGCAGCGCAACCGATTCTCTTGACATCAAGTGGCACGGTCAAACTAGTCCCGCTATCACAGAGTTAACTGATGCCGAGAAGGCTGACCTTGGTTACGAGGTTGCTCTTGGTACTGGCATGATTATGGGCAACTCGGTGAGCGACTACGAGAAGTGGTGTCACCAAGGGCCAGCCGTCAACGATCTTACGTTGATAGAATATTGGCAACAAACTCAACGGTGGACACACCAGTACAATGAGGAGTACCTGAAAGCCCTGCAAGCTCCGTTGACTTCGGAGTATTTCAAGAAGTTCCGCCAGTTGCCACTCGCCCAACAGCGCAAGCAACAGGAGGCTTACCAGCAGAATGCCTTTATGAACTCTGTGTTCTACGGGCAGAGGATGAACGGCAACCAGACGGTTGAGACTTACACAAGTCTGCCTACGGTTGTTGATCCTAATACCACCGCTGGTTCCGCTCCGTTCGATAGTTGTGCTTCTGCTCCGACGATTGAGTACAAGTCCAACACGCTTGGTATTCGTACCCAGTTGAACGATTGCTCACGCACCTGGGATAACGCTGGCGCTGCATTGAACTTGGATATCTTGTTCGAGTCTATCTATATGCTGAAGCGCGAACGCGAGAACTCTGGTGGCACGGTGGATACCATCGACGCCATGACGGATCGGTTTACCGCTGCCAAGATTCGGGACTTGATGACCAAATACTACAAGGCCAAGTACTCCGCTGACCTGACGCTGTTCATGCAGCCCAAGCAGCAGATTACGTTCGAGGGTAAGGTGGTCTTTGAGTACAACAAGTACGACTTGCCAGATCAAGGGTGCAGCTTGGCTGTCTTCACGGATACGTTCTTTGACGACAAGCTGGGGGCTACCCTGTCAGCCACGGACGGAACCACGACCAACAAGAACATCGGCCGCCAACTCTGGTTGATAGATTGGTCAGACATTCAGATCAACGTCCTCAAGACTGCGAGCGTGAAGCGTCAGACCAACACCGCTGATGACCTCTACAACTGTGTCATTCAGCCCAATGTCTCCCACTATCAGTTGAATAGTAAGACATACGAGGTGCGTGTGGGTAACACCAACCGTCACGCTTTGGTAGAAAACTTCAGCGATGCCTCGCCTAGTGTGAGTGTTGCCGGGGCTGACGTAACTATCACCTAAGAAAAGGATTAACATTGGGTGGGGGTCTTAACCGGCCCCTGCCCTTAACTTTAATAAGATCATGGCTAAACATAGTACATTACAAGAAGTCAAAGAGGGGGCATTGCTCTCAAAGGGATCGACCTTAACGATTGCTTCCGGGGCCATTACGGTAACGGACTCATTTCATTTAGTTGGAACAGAAGACGGAGCCAGCACAGACGATCTCACCACAATCAACGGAGGAGCCACCGCTGGTCAGGTTGTCGTTCTGATGGCATCTGATGACGGCGATACGGTTGTTGTTAAGGATGGCGCATCACTAGCAGTTGGAGCCGACACGAATTTGGCTGACGATACTGACACCATAACCCTCATGTACACAGGTTCCAAGTGGGTAGGTTTGGCATCTAGAGTAGCAACGACACCGAGTTAATTTTTGCTCCATACCTGTTCTGTCTCTGCTACTGGGGTCGGGGTGTAAAAGCCTCGGCCCTTTTTTCCTTGAAATAATGTTACCCTATAACTAGGTTCTTAACTATGGCTGTTAAATATTACGCCGGGTCACCGATGAGCGGGAAGCAAATGGACGGATTCACCTTTGTCTTTGAGGCCATTGAGGTCACAGGCGGAAGCTGGAGGGGGGTCTACAAGACTGAATCAGATGGTGAGATTGTTGCCCTATCCAAGTTGGCTGATGCCGGTCAAGTTAAGGAAATTTCAGAGGGAACCTACAATAACTTCCTGAAAAAAAAAGCGGTGAGGCAAGCTATCTCTCCAAACTTGAACGTCGCGTCGGAACAACAAGCTGTGGGTCGTGCGGACCCTCCAACTCCCAAGGAGTCAGTCGATGATGTTATCGAAGTCCAACAGGTTGAACCCCCTAAGCGCAAACTGCGACCATCAAGGAAAATTTGAAACACAAAGGGAGAGGGATGCCATTAGTGAATACTGGAGGAATCATGGACTAGATATACTCAAGGAAAGAAACCCAACATACAGCGAGTGCAAGGCGGCAGCCATTGGGAACCAGACGGCAAACCCTGAACTAGCAGCAGACTTAATGGTTAAGGCAAAGAAGTATAAGAAACCCAAAAGCAAATGACTTGGCTACAATTCAAGACGGCAGTTAAAGAACTACTCACGGTGGACGGTGTTCGCGTGGGCGTGGCAACTTCTCCCACATCAGGGGGGACTAGCTATCTGGACAGGATGACGCAACTTGCAGTCGTGGAGGTTCTGTCCCATGTCGATTACTATGTAACCAGAAACACCGCTAAGTACACCACCTTGTCGGGACCGCCTAGCGGCTTCTTAGCACTTGGAACTGACGGGAACGCAAGCACAGGCTTTCTGCCGGGAGGGGCAAGCGCATTAGTAGACCGAAGGATAGAAGAGGCATATCGCCTGAACTATGAAACAACTACCGCAGTAACCGCTTCCCCTTCGGCTACGGCGGCAACCCACTGTAACCGTACCCCTGTAGAGAACTACCCCTGGGCCAACCGCAACGACATGATCTGCGCCCATCCCCTTATCCGTGCCGGGGCTACCCTGATTGCCATTGGGCCGGGGTTAAGTGGAGGAACGGGCCGAGCTTGTGATTTCTATTTGTACCCCAGCTTTGATGACAAGGAAGTGCTTGAGGTCGCTTACACCACATCTGATGCCTCACACTCAAACGGAGACACGGTTCCTTACGACCTTCCCATGGCCGAGGCGGTGTCAGAATACTGCAAGGCAAAGATCACCCGCGAGGTAGACAAGGATTTAAAACTTCACGACTCCTATTATTCCAGTTTCCGAAAGAAGAGGCAGGAGTTGTACATCAACAGCTTTGGGCGAGAGCGACTCAAGGATAATGTATCTGGAGGATCAACCAGGGCCGCTTGCTCTGATACGACAACCTCCTCCTGCTGATGGCTGCCAAGTCAAAGAGCTTGTTCAAGAGCGTAAACTACAAGCCCAAGGATGGGGGGCAGCTATTCACGGCTTTGTCTGGGGAGCTTGCTGGCGTTACCAACTATGTGGAGAAGCAGGATTGGCGGCGTGACCTTGATGTGGAGGTGAGAAGGGAGGGGCATGAATACTTTAATCCCGGCAGCTCAAGCAGCGCAGGGGAAGCCTTTCCCGGTGATACATCAGCCATCAATCTAGTCCACATGACTCGGCGGCCCAACGGTGACTCAGCCTTGATAGTCGGAACCGAATCCGCCTTGTACCGCTACACGAAACTGGATGACGCTACCTATGTGGAGTCCACCTACCTGTCTGCTTCAGATTACTTTGTAAACACCAACCCGAACTGGATTAAGATAGGTAGCGGGTTTACCAACAAAGCTAACGGGGCCAAGAGGTGGCAAGCGGTAAACTTAAACGGCTACACCGTATTCAACAACGGCTACGATTTACCTGTGGTGTACCGGGGTGAGGATCATTTAGCAGTTCCGATCTACGAACTAAGGGAAGCCGGGATTTCCACGGTGGGCTGCATAGCCAGCTACAACGGAATCCTAATGCTTGGAGACATCACGGAAATATCCGACATGGAACACTGGAAGAAGATAACCCTTCCCTCCGTTGTCACAAGCACCGCAATCGCTTTGCTTATAGGCTCATCAACAGACTACACAAGTAACGGGATTGCGGTTACTGCATTGCCTATGGACTTAAAAAGCGGTGACGTTATTACGTTTGAGGGCGGTGGAATTTTCACTCTCTCGGCAAACGCCAACATGACTGCAACCACTATTCATGGGACACTAACTGAAGCTACCATTCAAGTGGATGAAGAAGGGATGACACCAGAGAGGGGTACTTACGGAAAGGTCTTAACCTCTACCGCCCGAAATCACGCCAGACTCATCTGGAGCCAGATCAACAATCCCAAAAAGTTTGCAGCATCCAACACGGGAAGCATCACCGCTGAAAGCACACTTCTGACCCTTGATTACGAAGCCAAGTCATACAACAAGGGGGATCAGATAACCGTTATCGGGGCCGGGACAAGCGGGGGCAACTTTACTGCGAGGATAGCGTGGATAAGCGGGGCAAAGCTGTATCTCCATGAACCCGCAATAACTACTGTTACTTCAGCCCTTGTGTCGCAAACCGCCGAGGCAAGCAGCATCATAGGGTATGAGGACATAGAGGATGACGGGTCAGGTATTGTCAACATGGCCCCCCTCCAGAACTCGCTCGCCATCTACAAGGACACATCAATCTTTATTGCAGAGTACACGGGTAGCGTAACTGCTCCGTTCAAGTTCAGGCTCATCAAGGTTCCCGACTCCAAGACACTTTACTACAAGAACACTCTTATTAGCGTTAAGGAGTCTATTCACATCTACGCAGGGAGAGATAACTTCTACGCTTTTGACCTGTCCACCCGTGGGCCAAAGGAACTGATACCTGGCCAAGCCGTTAAGGATTTATTTTATGATGTGGCAGATATAACCAAGACAGACGATGTGTTTGCTGCTGACAATGTTCTAACCAATGAAGTTTGGATCGGGCTTCCAGCTTCAAGTGTAGCCCATAAGTCGATCTGTCTGGACTACATAAACAACACCATTTCAACAACTGCCGTGGAGATAGGAGCTGCTGCATCCATCAAGAAGCCGCCAAGCGACAAACAGAACTGGTTTATTATGGGAACCAAGAACGGGGTGGTGCTGCGATATGGGTTAACCAATGAAACCCAAAGTACTTGGAGCAATAAGAAATCCATCTACTACAGGACGGATGCCAACCCGTACAGCGCAACACAAAACACATACAACAGCACAATCAAGAGTGGGCTGGCTAACTTTGGGGATGCCTACAACGAGAAGGACTTGAAGGGGTATGTGATTCAGTTGGCAAGCCAGCAGGACAACAACGCCACCCTCAACCTCAAGATTCATGGGTACGAGAACCCTTACGATGACGCAACCAACCTGTATGACCCCAGCGTGAGTGACACCTATTACCAAATCACCAACCCAAAGGGGCAGAATTTAGTACCTGTTTTTTTCAGGCAACATCTTTATCAGGACGAGATAATGGTTAACGGAACCACCAATGTTAGGCTGGCTGGAAGAATATTCGATGTCAGCAAGGTCAAGAGTTCCAGCGAAGTTAGAACACCGGCAATAGCATAATGGCACAAACAGTAAAAGTCGTTACTCGCGCAACTGCGCCCACCACCACGCCCACCAACCCTGAGTATGGGGCAAGCGACACATCAAGCAACAAGGGTTCCGCGCTGACATCGTCCGAGATGGACATGAACCTTCTCAAT